TAGCCTTTATAATGTTTCTACTATCCATCCAAACTTCGGATTTACTAGCTTTTCTAAAATCTTCTACAGGTAAATGAATTGCTGTATTCCATTCATCAGCAGCAATATGTATAAATGTTCCTGATGAATATGCTATATCATATTTATGAATGGTCGGTTTGACTTCTTTATATCTAACAAAAGGGCTTATATCATTGTAAGTGATATCTATATATGTTCTAGAAGTATCTTCATTAAGATTTATTCTTCCGATTAATTTTTTCATTAACGCTTCTCTTAGCTGTCCAGGAAGATAATGAAAATTCATTCCTATAAGCCCTTTTTGCCATGATCCTATTGGAATAACTAACGGAAATTTATCATAGTAATTTAATTTTGTTTTATGTTTAGGGTCGTAATTAAAGAAGTACATATGCCCGAATTCCATTGCGTCTTCTCGGGTGCCTTCTGAAATAATTTTATATGGATCTTTAGACATACGAGATCTGCCGATTATTAATTGGTCTCGGAGAATATCGTATTTCGCCTGCAACCATGAAATAGCGTTATCTTGTAGTTTAGAATAATTTTTTAGTGCCATGTATTATTTAGATAGTAATTGATCCTCAGTTAATATAATAAACTTCCATTTTTTCTTTTTACAAACTGCAGATGCAGCTTTCCATTTTGCTTCATTAACACCATATCTTTTTATTTCTAATAAAAACCTTCCACTCTTTCGTTTTCTACCTGTATTTTTGGGTGGAACAGTTTGTTTTTTAGGTTTTATTTCAATTAATGATGTTTCAATGGAGCCATCATGTTTTTTAGTTTTAACCCAGAAATCAGGATAATATCTATGTATTCTTTTATCAAGTGGAGATCTATATGGAATAATTACTTCTTCACTTGCCCATTTAATAATATTTGGGTTTTCATCGCAGTATACCATAAAACGCCTTTCCCACAAACTTCGATAAATTATCTTAGTAGGATCGCCTTTATATTTACTACGATATTTAGGTTTATATTTTCCTTTATAAGCCATGTCTAATTCAATATAAATAATTTATAATATAAATGTGCTGTGGACCTATTTATAACAAAAACGGAGGAATTAAATGGCCGGAGATTTTCTTACATATCCCAAGGAATTACAAAGCTCAGATGAAGGACATTGGGTTATGTTTGATTCATATCCTACACAATTTGGCGGCGGAAATGAGCAACAGGAATGGTCAATAGCTTTACCTATGAGTGCCCAAGCGATGATTACCACATCGGAAGCAATATATGCAGAACAAGAAGGATTAGGTACTGTTTTAACGGAAACTTCAGCTGAAGCCGCAAAAGCCTTAACGCCATATTTTACTTCGGGAAAAGAGGTTGATGTAGCGCAAGCCTTATCTGCTATTGCTGCTAGCGTAACCACCCCTTCCAAAGGTGCAAGTATTGCAGAAGCTACTGTTGGTAACCTAATTAGAAAAGATGATTTTTTAAAAAGAGCGATAGGGGGTGCAAATGTTGCCGTTAATCCTAAAATGTCTTTATTATATCAAGGTCCGGGTAAATTTAGAAAATTTACTTTTGAATTTCCAATGATAGCGAAATCAAGTGCAGAATCTGAAACAATTCGCAAAATTATAGCAAATTTTAGAAAAGCAACATTGCCCGGTTATCAAGATAAGCATTTGGGGTCTGCCGGCGCACAGACAAAGATGGCCGGCGCAGGAGGCAGCCGCAAAAGAGGCGCTGGTTCAAACTTTTTTTCTTTTCCAAATGTATTTAATATTAAATTTGGACATAATGGATTAAATACATCTGGAACTAGTTACAACGATGGCGGAGGCAATAGTAAAACACCTTTTAGAATAGCAAGAAGTGTATGTAATGCATGCGTGGTTAATTATGCTGCAGCCGGTGTACCATTTTTCTTTGAAGATGGAGCACCTTTTGAAATTAAAATGACTCTTACATTTACTGAAACAGTTCTTATAACAAAAGAAGACATCGATGAGGGATTTTAATGTCATATTTTTCTTACCTACCAAAAGTTGAATATAATATAACAAAAAGTAAATATCTGGAAACATCCACTGCTGTTAATATATTTGTTAGAAATTTAATAAAGCAAAATGTTATAGATAAAGGTATACAATTTGAAGTACATACTATTGGTGATACTGAAAGACCAGATATAACATCATTTTTAATTTATGGTAATGTTAAATATGATTGGATTATATTTTTAGCAAATAAAATGTTTAACCCTTATTTTGATTGGCCATTGAGTTCGCAAGATTTTAGAAAATTCCTTCAGAGTAAATATGGATCTGCGGAGCGCGCGAGAAAAGTAATTCATGAATATCATCAAATTATTCAACCGAAAACAGATAGTGAAAAAGAGATAAAGGTTGTGGTTGATTATGAAACATGGAATGTTTTGTCAGATACGGTTCGATCACGAATAACAAAATATGATTGGGAGTTCCGGAAAAATGAAACTAATAGAACTATTAAAATAATTGACCTTCAATATATTGAAAGTATTTTTAAAGAAGCACAATCTAAACGATACGGATAATTTACAATATGCCAGATCATCACCCCGAAAATTTACCAGCCTGGGATGTTAGAGATAGAACCCCCTCAGAGTCCCCATTGGACCCCGGATCCACCAACGATCCGCCTACCCGAAAACCTGGCGATTATATTGTTGAGAAATTAGAGCTTCTGTCCCCTAATGTGGGTCAAGATCTTACCGGTAATGTACCGGCAGCAGTCAATATAATACCAATATATGATACTATATCTCTTTATGAGGATATTTCTAAACCTTATTTGTTAATGGATGTTGCTATAATTGAATCAATCGGATTGAGAGAAATAATTCCTATTATTGGCGAAGAATTTATTCATATTATAGCATCAACACAAGGTGTGACACCTGGTATGGGTGATATGACGGCGGCAAAACACTATGCCAAATGGGATTCTGTTCTTGATAAAATTTTTAGAGTAACATCTACATCAGCTGTAGTGTCAACTTCTGAAAGAGTAAAAAGATATGTTTTACATTGCTGTTCTGTAGAGGCAATTATTAATGAAAAAACTCGAATAAGTAAAGGATATGTAAATGTTACCATTGATGAAATTATTAGAGACATCTATAAAAATGAAATTATTGGGCCATTACAAACAGATTATAATAGTTATTGCGGACAGCAGGCAGTTAAACCATTAATAATTGAACCAACTACTGATTTACATCAATATTCGTTTCCTTTTAAAAAACCATTTGAAGTTTTTGCTGACTTAGCTGAAAAGGCATTATCAAAAGATGAACCTGAAACTGAAAATGCTGGTGACGGTGATGCCACAGAAGAAAAACAAACTGGTGGAGCTTTATATATGTTTTATGAAACGTTTTCTGCATTTAGATTTGAAAGTTTAGAATCTATAATGAACCGGCAAAAGGGCAAAAGAGAGATTTGGGCAACACCAGAACCAATATTGCATCCAAATATGCCAGGTGATATAACAAATAGAGTAATAGATTGGGAAATTGACGGTCTTTTTGATATTGTTGATAATTTACGTGAAGGAATGTACGCATCAAAATTGATAACACATGATATGACTCGAATGCGATATGATATTACAGGATATCGTTATATTGAAAAAGAACCGGATTTTGAAACGGAAAGCCCTGATGGCACGACCACTACAGTCCACCCATCACATCCGGCAGATATATCCAAAAAGAGAATACCAGATTTAACTTTATCATTATCAACATCCGCATCAGCCGGGAAATTATGTTCAGATAAAAATGATCTTTTAAATGATAATGCCGGAGGAGAAGGTTCCAAGGTAAAATTTATGGCAACAGATTTTAATCATAGTTATTTTTATGAAAAAAATAGAAAAGACGCCGGCGGCGGAAAGGAAGCTGGTATAAAAGAAAGTAATCTTGAAAGAAGAAAACAATTAAGAGATTCGCAATTACAACAGTTAGATAATATTAAACTTACTCTTAAAATGAATGGAGATTCTTCATTAAGGGTTGGAGAAATTCTATTTTTTTGGTGCCCTTCTCTTACTGTTAGTGACATAGGAGAAGGAGAGAGTAGGAGATATGATAAGTTTTTAAGTGGTAGATATTTAATAACAAAAATTAAACACAATTTTAACATTGAAAATTATACAATGGATGTTCAAATTAGAAAAGATTCATGGGATAATGATTTGCCGGCATTTGATCAAGCATTAAATCAGAACAAAGGCCAAAATAAGACTAGTAAAGAAGAAATTCTAGAAGCGCGGCTTGGGACAAAGGAATCGGCTCAGTTCCAAGCTGGCTCGGATGAGAACATATCTAGGTCTACCATTACCGGCATGCAGGAAGGGGATTAATAATGGAAACAAATTTTATGGGTCGTGAAGGCTTTATTTGGGCAGTTGGGGTTGTTGAAGATAGATATGATCCTCTATATTTGGGAAGGTGTCGAGTAAGATATTTAGGTTGGCACACAAGAGATAAACAAGAATTACCAACATCGACGTTGCCTTGGTCTTTTCCTTTAATGCCAATTACTTCTGCTTCTCAAACCCAAGTTGGGACAAGTCCAACTGGACCAGTTGAAGGAACTTGGATTTTAGGGTTTTTCAAAGATGGAGAAGATGCATCAGACCCTATTATGTTAGGTACATTACCAGGAAGACCTGATAAAGCGTGTGATCCACGGGATGGGTTTAATGATCCGCGGACTTGGAATCCCAAACCATTTCAGATTGATGAAAACACTGGGGAAATTGTTGAAGCAGAAGTCGAATTTACAGATATTCCTCAATTTCCTTTAAAAGTTGAATTAGATATGAATAGTGGCGTTAAGATCATTGAACGCACAGATGACCCGGCAAAGCACGAAGATAAAGATCTTTGGGATTTTGATTATAATTTTCCTAATATAAGATTTTTAAATGAGCCCACTACACCTAGATTGGCAAGAGGTTTTGCGGATGCATCAGCTAAACTTGCGAATAGAATGAAGCCCGGTACAGAACCAGGTTCACTTCAGATAATTGGGAATGCTGATTCTCCTCTTCAACTTAAAAAAGATGTTCGAATGCCAACGTTGGGGAAGTTTTCTAAGCCAAGTCAGCCGCCACCCCTTGGTCGCGACCCATATTTTAGAGAACCGGAATCCCCCTATGATGCAACATATCCTTATAATCATGTTCATCAATCCGAGAGTGGGCATGTTATAGAAATAGATGATACACCAACTTCTGAAAGATTACATTGGATGCATAGATCTGGTTCCTACAAAGAAATGGGACCAACAGGCGATGTTGTTGATAAATCAAATAGAGATATGTGGTCTTGTGTTATGAGGGATAGGTATGATCAAATAGGTGGGAATAAATATGAATCTATAGATTATGGATATGAATTAGCTGTTGCTTCAAAAGGTGGTTCCGAAGATTATTGGTTAAGAGTTTGCGGAGCAGGAGATATACATTTAGAAGCTGAAGATGGTAATCTTGAAATGTACACTAGAAATGGGGTAACATTTATTAATGCTAAACGGATTGAGTTTAATGCTAAAGAATCTATTAAACTCAATGCACCGAAGGTTGAACAAGGACAAAAACCAAATGACAATCCTAGTTTAAATCCTTCTGATCCTGGAGCCAAGTCAGGGCAAAAAACAAAGGTTGCTGGAGATAGAGAAGAAGAGGTAGCTGGAACACAAACATTAAATGCTGGTACATTGGCCTTGAATGCAATGGGCGGTATGTCTATGTCAGCTCAAAGTTATACTCAAAGTATTTCTCATGGTGCAGAAGAAGTAATTTCAGGACTAAATGTAATGAACCAAGGGAAAATTAAAGGTAAATCAGTTACGGTTCAAAATGGAATTATTGATATAAGAAGTGCAGATGTAAAAAAATCTGCTGGAATTATATTACAATTAAGTGAATTACCGGCGCCTAGTATAAAGCATGCAAAGAAAATGGCAGGTGGTTATTTGGCAATGGTACCCTATGATGATTTCGTCAGTGCCGATATAGAATTAGCTTCACAAATG